CGAAGATTGAATCATCTTATGGGAGTAATCCATCTCCTGTAGCTGGTTCTAACGCTATTCAAGTTACTGACATAGAAGTAACACCTATCGAATCTGATAATGTACAAGCACCTACTTTCCAAGGATTTTTAGGTAACAGTACACAAGGTTCGTTACTAGCTAACAAACGTGTAGCTGTATCTTTTGGTGCTGAATTATCAGGATCAGGGGCAGCAGGTACTGCAAGTGCTTTATCACCTTTACTAAAAAGTTGTGGACTTTCCGAGACAATAGCTAGTTCAACTAGTGTTACTTATGCTCCTGTCAGTTCTTCTTTTTCTAGTTGTACAATTCTGTGTTTCTATGGTGCTACAAGGCACGTTATAACAGGATGCAGAGGAACAGCTACTATCTCAATGGCAGCAGGTCAGTTCGCTCAAATCAACTTTGAGTTTACTGGTATATATAATGCTCCAGATAGTACAGCAATGTCAGGTACATTTACAGTTGCTAACCAATCAGCAGCTTTAGAAGTAAATGATACAAATATTACAACTGCAACATTTCATGGTGCTACATCACAGAGAATAGAATCTTTTGATTTAGCTCTTAATAATGAGGTGCTTTACAAAGAAACAGCATCTAGTCAAGAGGTATTGATTACTAATCGCGCACCAGGTGGTACTGCTGTTATAGAAGAGCCAGTTAGAGCTACAACAGATTACTTTGCTAAAGCTGTTGCTACTGCCACAGGTAATACTTCTATTGTTCTTGGTGCTACTGCTGGTAACATTGTTACTGTTAATGTTCCACAGACAGATATTACAGGGGTTACTCGTGCTGATACTGGCGGTGTAAATGCACTAAACTTACCGTACTTGGCATTACCTACAACAGCAGGTAATAATGAGCTAAGTATAGTAATGACTTAACTTATGCCATTAGTCTTTAAAAAAGTTACAGAATACGATTGGGATGTAACTGTTCAGACACCTTATAAAGGTAAATTTAAGAAAGAAACATTTACGGCTAAATTTAAAAATGTTAGTCGTAAAGATTTCGATAAGATGATTGATGGTGGTGATGATAATTTTGTCAAAACTGTTCTTGTTGGTTGGTCTGGTATTAAAGATGAGGAAGGTAATGATGTGCCATTTGACGAAGATAATTTAGAAGCAGTAATGGAAAATCATTATATTGTCCAAGCAATAATTGTTGCTTATGGCGAAAGCATGAAAGGAGCTTCTGAAAAAAACTAAGAGAGGTTGCGAAGTATTGGGTACAGGGTGATGTAATAGATGAAACGGTAGAAGCATTAAAAGCATTTGGTGCAACAGAAGAACAAATCGCAGCCGAACAACAAAATAAAAGAACAATAGATTGTATTGTTTGGGAAGAAAATAGAGAGATTGTAAATATGTTTTGGAAGTTATCTACGCAGTGGTATGTCAGTATGGCTGGATTAACTGGCATAAACTATAAATCTTTGGAATACTTGTGTAAAATATATACAGTTAAAGATTCTGTTGCTATGTTTGAAGGAATACAAGTAATGGAATACGAAGCATTGAAACTTATGCAGAAGGATAAAAAATAATGGCAGATAGAACTACTAATCTAGAAGTTGTTTTTAGAACCAAAGGCTTAGATAAACTGCGTGGACTTAGTAGTGAGTTGTCAAGAATGAGTAAAGGTGCAAAAGGTGCAGGGTTAAGTGTAAAGGGATTAATAACTGAAATGAGACAAAAAGAAAGAACAGAAGTTAAAAGCATTAATAATACAAGAGCTTTGTCTAATGGCTACAGAGAATTAGCTAGGCAAGTAGATGTTAGTAGTCGTGAGTTCAGAGAGGCAACAAGAGAGGCAAATAGACTAGACAAGTCTTTAAGAAAGATGCAAAAAACTGCTAGTCGTGGAATGGGTGGCAAGTTACGAGGTGCAGCAAAAACTGCTGGTGCTATAGGTGCTGCTGGTATTTTTGGTGGGGTAGAAGGTGCTGTTGGTGCAACTATTGGTGGCGTACTTGGTGGTGGTGTACAAGGTGCTGTTGTAGGTGGTGCTGTTGGTGCAACTCTTGGCGGTGCTAGACAATCACTAGGTGAGATAGGTTCATATACTGCTGAATTGAAAAAGCAAAGATTAGCATTAAAACTTGTTATTGGTGACACAGAACAATACAATCAAGCACAAGAGTTTTTGGCGAAGACAAGTGCAGAGTTAGCGATACCGCAAGACGTTATTGTTAGACAATTTACAGCCCTTACAGCTTCTGTAACTGGTGCAGGTAAATCTGTAAAAGATGCACAAGATGTATTTGTTTCTATAGCTTCTGGTATTAGAGGTACTGGCGGATCACTAGAAGATATGCGATCAGCGATGGTAGCAACCGCACAGGTGTTCTCAAAAGGTAAGGTATCAGCAGAAGAACTCAGACAACAACTTGGTGAACGCTTACCAGGAGCATTTACATTATTTGCTGCTTCTATGGATATGACACCTGCGATGTTAGATAAAGCATTAGAGCAGGGTAAAGTAACACTAGATGATTTCTTAGGATTTAGTAAATTACTATTTAATGAGTATGGAGAAAATGCAAAGATTCTTGCAGAATCACCTGCTGCTGCTGGAGATAGATTAGCTACAGAGTTTTCTAATTTTAAAGATAACTTTGGTGGTTTGTTTGCAAATATTGGTGCTTTATTTCAAGATCAAACAACAAGAACACTTAAATTCTTTAACACTAACAAAGATATTATAAAAAAAGGTATCACTGATATTGTTAACATTTTTCAAGGTGTTGGTCGTGTTCTTAAAAAAATTACTTCTGACATTTTTGGTGTTGTATCAGGTGTCTTTGAATTTTTTATCAGCAATATAAGAAAGGCTTTTGACAAAGTAGCTGAGATGGTTAATGCAATGTTAGATGCATTAAGTGATACTTTAGAAGGATTTAAAAAGATACCTGGTTTAGGAAATATAATACAAAATTTTCAAGATTTTGATTTTAGGATAAAGCTTAGTGAGGGCAATCAAGAAGGTATAAAAAAAGCAATCCAACCTGCAATTGATTATAAAAATGAACTAAAAAAACTTTTTGAAGGTACAGAAAATATGACGATAGAGGAGGTGTTTGGTACTCCTAAGTTTGATGAGTTTGTAGAGAATGCACAAAGAGCAAAAGAGGCCACAAGTGAGCTTAAGAAAGAGCTAGATGAAACATTTGGTACAAAAGTTGCAGCAGGTATGCAAAGTTATATTGAGTCTATTAAAGACGTTACAAAACAAATACAAAGTACTGTTGTTAATGCATTTAAAAATATGGAAGATGCACTTGTCAATTTTGTAATGACAGGAAAATTAAACTTTAGTGATTTTGCAAGATCACTTATAGCAGACATGACAAGAATAATTATTAGACAAAAAGTAATGATGCCTTTGTTAAAAGGTGTAAATAGTATTTTTAATCTTGGATTGTCATTTAGTGCAATGGGTAATGCCTTTGCTAAAGAAGGTTTGATGAAATATGCAAAAGGTGGTGTTGTAACGCAACCAACATTTTTCCGTTATGGAGCAGCAGGTAATTTAGGTTTGATGGGAGAGGCTGGATCACCAGAAGCAATACTACCTCTGAAACGTGGTCGTTCTGGTAATTTAGGAGTTGAGTCATCTGGTGGTGGATCTACTAATATAGTTGTAAACGTAGACGCATCAGGTTCTTCTGTAGAAGGGGATTCTGGACAGGCAAATGAATTTGGTAATGTATTAGCACAAGCTATACAAGCTGAATTGATTGCACAAAAACGTGCTGGAGGACTTTTATCTAACGCATAACTATGGCTACCTTCCCTGCTATTAACCCATCATTTGGACAGCGTAAAATGAGTAAACCTAATATAAAAAGCATACGTTATGCGGATGGATTTGAGCAGCGTCAACTTATAGGTATCGCAGCACATCAAAATCCTAAAAACTATAGTCTTAAGTTTGAAAATATTACAGAAGCTGAAAGCGATACAATAGAATATTTTTTAAATGAAAGAGCATTAGATCAGGCATCATTTACTTTTACACCTCCTGGTGAGGACTATTCAAAAACAGGTACTTATAGTCAAAGCGGAACAACTATAACAATTACTATTACTGATCATCAATTATTTGCTAATGATTCTATTACTGTAGATTTTACTTCTGGTAGTGCAACAGATGGTGATTTTTCTGTAGTGTCTTTAACAAGTGCAAGTATTTTTACAATAACTGCTGGTAGTAGTGCTACTAATTCTGGTAACTGTACAGTAACAAAATCTGGTGCTTCTCAATTTGTATGTAAAACATGGAACAAAACTATTAATTTTGCAAATCGTGCAACAATATCAGCTACTTTTGAGGAGGTCTTTGAACCATAATGGCTATACCTACAGAAGAATTACAAAAGGTAAATCCTAGTGCAAAAATAGAACTTTTTGAAATACATCTTGTTGCTGCATTACATGGGAGTACTGATGTAAGTAGATTTCATAATGGTATTAATATGAACACTACATATAATGTTGTTTTTCAAGGTAATACATATACACGCATACCAATAGAAGCTAATGGTTTTGAATATCAAGCGACAAGAACATCTAGGCCAAGACCTACGTTAAGGATTAGCAATGTATTATCTACTGTCACTGCCTTAATGACACAAGCAAACCTAACTACGCCTAAAAATGATCTTAATGGCGCAAAATTTGTACGAAAAGTTACGATGTTGCGTTATTTAGATAATGCTAATTTTGAATCAGGAACAAATCCATATGGTACACCTGCTAATAATACATACGAGAATCAAACATTTTTTATTGATAGAAAAACTGTAGAAAGTAAAGATTTTGTAGAATTTGAATGTACATCATCTTTAGACTTGCAAAACCGTAATGCACCTAAGAGAATAATTACAAGAAAAGATTTTCCATCAGTTGGTACGTTTGCATGAAGACTTGGCAAGAACTGGCATTGCATCACGCTAAAGCTTCTTTACCAGAAGAGTCATGTGGTCTTGTTATTGATGTAGATAACAGAATAGAATATTTTCCCTGTAAAAATATAGCTATAGAAGGTGCAAATAGTTTTACAATAGATCCAGAAGATTATGCAAAAGCAGAAGAAACAGGAACCGTATTACATATATGCCATTCACACCCAAATGGAGACTTAACAGCTTCAGAAGAAGATATAAAAAACTGTGATTTTCTAGGATTATCTTGGTTTATATTTAATCCTTTAGATGATGAATGTATAGAACTAAAACCAAAATTACATAAGCCAATGCTTGCAAGAGATAAATTTATAGATAGGGAGAGAACAGAAGATGAAGAAGGTTTACGCAAAATAAAAGTATATGGAAGATTAGCAGAATTAGTAGGATGGCACGTCAATTATGCTGATGTAAAAAATATGAAAGATGTTTATAAATATCTTGTATGTAATCACCCTAAGATAAATAAACATTTACAAGAAAATATGTATCGTATAACAATCAATAATGATGTTGTAAAAACAGAAGATGATTTGTTAGTGCATAGTGAGGGTGAAATAAGAATTATACCTGTAGTATCTGGTGCATGGTTTTGGGTTGCTGCTGCATTTTTTGGTGCTGGTGCTGCTGCAACTGCTATAGGTGGAACTGTTCTTGCAGCAATTGGCGGCGTGTTAACAGCTATTGGTACATCAATGGCTATAAGTGGTGTTACAAATATGCTATTTCCACAGCAACAGCCAAATGTAGGTGATGTAAATAGTGGATTAAGCGAAACAGATGCAAGAGTAAACTATTCATTTAGTGGAATACAAAATGTTAGTAGAAGTGGTGTTTGCATACCTTTGATATATGGAGAAGTATTTACTGGGTCTATAGTAGTCTCATCTGGTACTGACACTGCACCTGTATTTAAGGATTAATTATGACTATTCCAAGTAATATTACTGACGCAAATAGTCTTAGATTTAAGAAAAATGATGTTGAAGGTCAGCTTAATGTAAGATATTACGACAATGAGATGAAAGAAGGCGAGATTGGATCTCGTCAGTTTGTCACTTTAGTAGATGTTATTGCAGAAGGAGAGATTGCAGGTTTCCCATCTGCTATAGCCGCTGGTCATACACAAGGAACAAATAATTACAACACTACTAGTCTAAAAGATGTATTTTTGAATAATACACAAGTATTAAAACAATCAGCACCTGATACAAATCCTGATGATTCTGATTTTAATTTTGGTACTGCTGATTCAAACAGACCAAGATTTATTCCACGTTTTGGAACATCTGATCAAACAAAAATTCCAGGATTAAAGGAAACTGAAAGAGATAGAACTGTTGGTGTAACTGTAACTGTAGCAAGTCCACAGGTAATAACTATTACAGATACATCAACTGAAGGTATTAGAGTAACTATAGGTTTTCCTAGATTACAAAAGATTGAAGATGATGGAAATATTTCTGGTACAACAGTTCAATATACAATTGAAGTAAAAAATCAAGCTAATACATTACTAAAAAAAATTAATACAAGTTCTAATTTAACAGGATTAGATCGTGAAATACATACTGGAGGAGGTACTATAACTGGGAAAAGCACATCACCGTATTTTAAAGATCATATATTATTTTTACCTGATGATATACAAAGTTCTGATTTTCCTCTTACTGTAACTGTAACAAGAGTAACGGCAGATAGTACAGATAATTTATTACAGAATGCATTTGAACTTACATCAATAACTGAGTTAGTTTTTGATCCTAGTGCATTTGTAAATACTGCTGTAAGCGCATTAAGATTTGACTCCGAAATATTTAGATCTATTCCAAGACGTACTTATAGAGTTCGTGGAAGATTAATAAAAATTCCACATAACGCAACTGTAAGATCTGATGGCAGTTTGTCTTTTAGTGGTTCTTTTAATGGCAATTTAAAAACAACAAAAGAATATTGTAATGATCCAGCATGGGTTTTATATGACATTATTACGGAAACAAGAGCAGGTTTTGGTGATTTTGTTTCTGAAGATCAAGTAGACAAATATGCTTTTTATTCTGCATCAGAATATAACTCTGCTCTTATAGATGATGGTCAAGGTGGTACATCACCTAGATTCAGTTGCAATATTGTTATACAGAGCAGTCATCAAGCTTATACATTACTAAACAAAATTGCTTCAATAATGAGAGCAACTTTATTTTATGAAGATGGTAAGATATCTCTTTCACAAGACAGACCGACAACAAGTAGTTATTTCTTTTCATATGCAAATGTTACAGAAGATGGTTTTGTTTACACAGGTGTTAGCCAAGCTACAAAAGATACAGTAGTAAATGTTAAATATTTTCAGAATGAGACTAGAACATATGAATATGAAACTGTTGAAGATACTTCTGCAAATCAATCTAAATATGGCGTTGTTGTAAAAAATATAGAAGCTATAGGTTGTAGTGATCAGGCACAGGCAAGAAGAATGGGTTTGTGGCATCTTTACACACAGAACAATGAAACTGAAACAGTTGCATTCACTACAACAGCAGATGCAGGTTCATTAATAAGACCTGGTGATATTATTACTGTTCAAGACCCTGTTCGTAGTGGAATAAGAAGATCAGGAAGAATATCAGCAGCTACAACAACACAAATCACAGTTGATAATACAAAAGATTTACCAACAGAGGCAGCTAGTGGTGATCAGTTATCAGTAATACGCACAGATGGTACGTTAGAAACGCAAACAATATCTACAATATCTGGTTCTGTTATTACAGTTTCAAGTGCATATGCTTCTGCACCACAAGTTAATGGAATGTGGTTATTGGTAAGAGCAACAACAGAAACAGAAGATTTTAAAGTTATATCTGTTAAAGAAGACAATAATTTATTTACAATTGCAGCAATGTTTCATAATTCTGATAAGTATGCATTTGTAGAAGATGGTGCGGCAATAACAATACCTGTTATTACAAACCTGATAGAACCAAAACCAGCACCAAGTAGTATTGCAGCAGAAGAAAGAATTATTGTTCTTGGTGATAGAGCAGTAAGTAAGCTAATTGTTTCATGGCAGCCAGTAGCAGGTGTTTCTCAGTATTCAATAAAACATAAATTTAATAATGGTAGTTTTCAAACAACAATTGTACAAAGTCCTGTTTTTGAAATATTTGATAGTGAATTAGGCACTTATGAGTTTGAGGTGCATAGTTATAATGCATTTTTTGAGCCAAGTATAGATTCAACTTCATTAATTTTCATAGCAGAAGGTAAAACCGCTGTACCTGCTGATGTAACAGGTTTACTTGTAGAACCAGTATCAGATCAGTTGCTTCGTTTAAGATTTAATCAATCGACAGATGTTGATGTTGTACATGGTGGTAACGTAGTTGTAAGACATAGTAACCTGACGAATGGTAATGGTACTTTTACAAACTCTGTCGACATAATTCCCAGATTGCCAGGATCTGTCAGCGAAACGCTTGTTCCAGCAATTGATGGTGAGTATATTTTAAAGTTTAGGGATGATGGCGGTAGGTTAAGTTCTGGTGAAGCATCAGTTGTTGTTACTAACCCAGACCCATTTCCAAAGCTTGTTACTTTTACAGATAGAGAAGATACAGATTCTCCTCCTTTTGGTGGTACAAAAGTAGATTGTTTTTTTAGTGATGATGTTAATGGTCTTGTATTAGGTTCATTAGAAACATTAGATACTGTTACTGACTTTGATGCTATTGCTGACTTCGATTTTTTAGGTGCTGTTGATATTACTGGTGGTACTTATGATTTTGCAAATATATTAGATCTAGGTTCTGTACATCCACTTAGACTAACTAGACATTTTGTGACACAAGGTTTTTATCCTAATGATTTAATTGATAAAAGAACTGCAAATATAGATACATGGACAGATTTTGATGCTGCTACAGCATTTGATGTAAACGCTAAATTATTAGTAGCTACTACAACTGCTGCACCTAGTAATGGATCAAGTTATCAAGACAGTGATTTTACAGGTAAAACATTCAATACTTTTGCAAATGGTACGCACATAGGTAGAGGATTTAAATTTAGATGTGAAATGGATAGTGATGACCCTGCACAAAGTATTGAAATAGATCAATTAGGTTATACAGCAGAATTAGATAGAAGAACAGAACAAAAGTCTAATTTAAGTTCTGGCACATCTTCTTCTGGACTTGCAGTTACCTTTGATCATGCGTTTTTTACAGGTGCTAGTGGTACTGATGTTGCAGCAGGTTCACAATTACCTAGTATTGGTATTACTGCAAATGATTTAGGTGGTACGGATAAATTTGAAATTACTAATATATCTTCAACTGGTTTTACAATAAAATTTACAAATGCAGGTAATGCTGTCCAGAATAAAACATTTAGTTATACTGCTGTCGGTTTTGGGCGTGGTAGTTAGTGTTAAATTAAGATATACTTAAATAAAAATTGGATTAGGCAATGGCTCAACACGATTATGTTATAGATAACTCTACAGGAGCTAATGTCAGGGCTGATATAAATAACGTATTACTAGCAATATCATCAAATAATTCTGGTTCATCAGCACCATCTACAAATTACGCAAGTCAATATTTTGCTAATACTAATACCAGTATGATGCAGCTAAGAAATACTGCCAATAATGCTCATATAAATTTATTTAGTCTTGCAGGTGCACCTGCTTTTCCTTTAGATGGAACAATAAATTCAATAAATATAGGTAAAGGTGCAAACTCTGTTGCAGGTAACACTGTTCTTGGAGAAAGTGCTTTAGACGCTTCTGTGTCTGGTGGAGAAAACACTGCCATTGGATTTCAAGCTTTAACAGCTAATACATCTGGAAGTGGTAATACTGCTGTAGGAAGAAATAGTTTAGTATCAACTACAACAGGTGCTAATAATACAGGTATAGGTCGTGGTGCTTTATCAACAAACAGCACCGCAAGTAACAATACTGGAATTGGTTATAACTCATTAAACTCAAACACAACTGGAGCGAATAACACTGCTGTTGGTGCGTCTGCTGGAGATGCAAATACTACTGCTGATGGCATGGCAGCTTTTGGTTCAGGTGCTTTAGGAGCAAACACAACTGGAAATTATAATTCAAGTTTTGGGTCGTTTAGTTTAAGTCTAAATACAACTGGTACTCAAAATTCAGCTGTTGGAGGATTTGCATTAAATAAAAATACGACAGCATCTAACAATACTGCTGTGGGTTATTTAAGTCTTTTTGAAAACACAACTGGAACAGAAAATACAGCTATAGGTTCTTTAGCTTTAGATGCTAATACTACAGGTGAGTCTAATACTGCCGTTGGATATTTAGCTTTAAGTGCTAATACTACAGGAGGTAATAATGTTGCAATAGGTAGAGTTTCTTTAGATGCAAATACTACAGGAAATAAAAACACTGCTCTTGGTAATGGAACTTTATCAGCAAGTTCAACTGGCTCTTTTAATACTGCTTTAGGTTTTGAATCTTTAGCATTAAATACAACAGCAAGTAGCAATACCGGTGTAGGATATTATGCTCTAAGAGCAAACACAACTGGAGAAGATAATACTGCGGTTGGAAAGAGTGCTTTAGAAGCAAACACAACAGCAATAAATAACACAGCTGTTGGAACAAATGCTTTAACAGCAACCACAACAGGTAATCACAATACTTCTGTCGGACAAAGTTCTCTTAAAACAAATACAAGTGGAGCAAATAATACTGCTTGTGGTCGTGCGGCTTTATTTGCAAACACTACGGCATCAAATAATACTGCTCTAGGGTATCTTGCCTTAAATCAAAACACAACTGGAGCAGAAAATGTAGCAGTTGGAGCAAGTGGATTAGCTGCTAACACAACAGGGGGAGATAATGTATCAATAGGAGTTGAAGCTTTAACTACAAATACAACAGGCTCAGACAATGTAGCTGTAGGTAAGGCTGCACTTAAATTAAGTACAACCGCCAGTAATAATACTGCTGTTGGAAATGCTGCACTAGCTGCAAACACAACTGGAACTTCTAATGCAGCAGTAGGTGCTAATGCTTTAGATGCTAATACAACAGGTGGTTACAATACAGCATGTGGTATGAACGCTTTAGGAGCAACTACAACAACAAATAACAACGTTGCTGTTGGATATGATGCTCTAGCAGCAAATTCAAATGGAGAGAGAAATACTGCACTTGGTGCTAACTCTATGAGAATTGGTAATACTGGATTTAGTAATTGCACTGCTGTTGGTACAAGTGCTTTGGAATCTAACACAGCAAATAATAATACAGCAGTAGGTCGTAATGCGTTACAAACAAACACAACTGGAACAAGTAATACTGCCGTTGGTACGAATGCTTTAGATGCTTGTACAACTGGACAACAAAATAATGCGTTTGGACACAATGCTTTAGGTTCTAATACAACTGGTAGCTTTCATGTAGCTGTAGGAGAACTAAGTCTTGGTGCTAATACTACTGGATCTGATAATACTGGTTGTGGTCATCGCACATTACAGGTAAACACTACTGGATCAAATAACGTAGCTGTAGGAGCTAATGCTTTAGATGCTAATACTACCGCATCAAACAATACAGCAGTAGGTAAAAATGCTTTAACAGCAAACACAACTGGTACAAATAACACTGCGGTGGGTAAAGAGGCTTTAAAAGATTGCACAACTGGACAAGAAAATTGTGCTTTTGGACAAGGTGCTTGTGAAAACATTACAACTGGCGATTTTAACGTAGGTTTAGGGAATAATACTTTGTTTGGTTTAAGTACAGGAGACAGTAATGTTGCTGTTGGCCCAGGAACAGGAGGAGAAGTAACTACAGGATCTAACAATGTATTAGTCGGAAATGCTGCTGGAAGATCAAATTCTCCGTCAGGCACAATAACAACAGGTAGTGACACAATTTGTTTAGGTAACAATAATATTAATGATTTATTTTGTGCTGATACTACAATTTCTAGTTCAGATGCAAGAGATAAAACAGATGTTACCGATTTTAATATTGGTTTAGATTGGATTAAAGTTTGCAGACCAGTTACCTACAGATGGGATAGAAGAACTTGGTATGGCACTGAAGAAGAACCTTATGGTACACCTGATGGTTCAAAGAAAAGACAGAGATTGCATATTGGTTTCTTAGCACAAGAAATGTTGGAAATAGAAAAAACTCATGGTTATGGTAATTCAAAAGATGATTCAATCATTGTTACTAATAATATGGATGAAATGAGTTATGGAATTAAATATGAAAGACTTATACCAATTCTTGTTAATGCAATAAAAGAATTATCAGCAAAAGTCACAGCCCTCGAAGCAGGGTAAACTAAAAGTAACCTAATTTTTTATTATGGAAGAAAGAACCGCAGATGAAATCGCAGCAATTTTTTCTGCTGCTGGTGATAGCGTAACTGTTATCGGTACTGCTCAGACATCAGATGAAACTGATGATGATTTTAAAGACAAAATTAAGCGTAATGTAGAGCATCTTGAGATTATTAAGGACTACAAAAAACTTGATGGTACAACATCTATCTGGACATCAGAAGATTTTACAGCTATAGATGCTGCTATCATTGCTGGTAAAAAACTTTACTAAATTATGAATTTACAGGAAAGATTACAGCAACTTGCTCAACAAAGAGAGCAGTTATGGATAGCTTTGCATGAAGTTAATGGTGCAATGAAGATTCTAGAGGAGCAGATTCTTGAGACTCAAGAGACATCCGAAGCAAGCCAGCCATCAGATACAGAGGCATCAACCCCACAAGAAGTAACAGCACCATCAGAGTAAGTGGTGCTACCATTTTGTTAACTACTTCTTTCCACATAATGCTTACTCGCATAACTCAGGTTGCTTCTATCCTCTCACTATTGCTGTCAACGTCAATGCTTGGAGGTGGATACTTTGCATATAGATACTTTTCTTCCCCACAATTTAAAACAAAAGTTATGAATGAGGTGATGCAAGAAGTACAAAAAATATTACCTGGTCAGATAGATAAAAAACTACCATCTGTTACAGGTAAATCTTTGCCTATTTAATGGAAATACCTGAGATATATATTCCAGAAATATATGTACCTGATATACCAGAACCATATAGCCAACATTATATAAATATTGCAAAGCCACCAGATATTGATGTACCTGGTTGTACTTATCAACATCGTGATATAAAAAATACTGGTAATCGTAATTTACTTATCGAGGACAAAAATGGCGTATTCACATCGTGCGATTTTCCATTCCCTAGCTATATTCCTCTTGACTATACACCTGAGAATCTTGTCATTACAGAACAAGCACCTGTTAATAACGAAGAGTTACCTTTACCAGAAACAAAAACAACAGATGCAAAATTACCAGAAAAAAAAGATGAAGAGATTGTAATTCCAGATTGCCCTGGTAAAAATGACAGAAGGGTAGGAGAGTTTACATCAGAGTTGCGTACAGAAAGAGTAAAGGGTTATAAGAGGGGAGAAGATGGTATTGAATGTATTGTTATTTATGAAGACGTTCCGTTTATCGATCAATACATCCCAACTACTAGTGCTGTTGTTAATACAGTTGTTATTGCTACTGTTGCTGCCTCTACTCCATTATTACTTAATGTTATAAAACCATTAGTAAAACAAGTTATAAATAAGTTTACAAAAAAGAAAAAACAAAAGTAAAATAAATATACCCTATTTGAAAAGGCAATGGATAGGGTGTCTAGGTAGGCAAGTTTCCTGTAGCTTGTCTACTGCTCTATTTTATGTTTGTGCGGTATAACTTGATTTGGCGGAATAGTAACAACAATATCTTCACAGGTAACAGCACTAGGTGTATTAGGTTTAAACGTAGCTCCAAGTTTTGCTTGCTCTGAACAAATCTGAAGACGATATAGACTGACTTCCATCGCTAGTTTTTTAAATAATAATTCTTGATTTTTTATATTTATTTCTGTTGCTTTATGGCAAAGTGCTGGTGATTTTCCCAGTGGTATGTTTATCTGAGCAGAGATACCATAATTTAAATTAAAGTTTTCTTTTTCAAATCTTGGTGTTTCTTGTACATATTTTATTTCGCCAGTATCTTCATCATATATATTTTGTTTGGTCACAGTTTCTCTAGGTAAAGAAAAAGAATGTGCATCAGTTACATAAGGTGTAATTGTAAGGCTAGGAGAGGCACAGACAATACCTTGACTCATCCTAAAACTTGGCATTGAGCTTGGCGTAATCATAGTTGCATTGTTATTTACAACGCCCTGTGCGTTACTGCTAGGACTTGCAACTGTTGTATTAGCCAAAATTCTTGCAGGGCAAAGCAATAACGCTACTGCCCAAAGGTAGTTGTAGTTTCTGTTGTAGTGCTTGTATTTATTGTTCTTGTTATTGTTGTGACTGTGTCTAACCCTGGTGTTATCAATGTCTCTTGCAGAGAAAATGCACCTGCTGGATTTACGATTGTCCATCTTGGTACTGCTTCTAGGTTTGGTGAAGTCCAACTAAAATTTACTCCTCCAACTGTTTGTTCTGTAAGTGTTGTAGCTGTAGGGTTAATGTATTTATTTGTATCAGCACTTTCAATATTATGTCCTGATGCAGAGTAGCTATATCCAGTTCTGTATTGATGGCTTGTAATAGTTTCATTTATAACTGATTCAGTTGTGCTTGATGTACTGGAACTCCCACTACGAAATTGTGGCACAATAGGAACTGCAATTGTTCTTGCAGGTAATAGTAATAAAACTAATAACCAAAGCTTAGTCAATGGTAATTGTTACTTTAGTTGATCCGATACAACTAGTACCCGATCCCCCTGCGGTACAGGTATGAATGCCAGAACTCAATGACGTTAAAGCAAGCGATCCAGCCGTACCGCCTGATCCAATTGTAGTCTGACCACCTAATACTGGTAATGCTGCAATACCCGAACTAGGAGTTACAGCAGATGGTGTAGCATCTCCCATTATTACAGATTCTGTTTTGCTAAAAGCTGAACCTGCTGTTGTTATAGCAGTATCTGTTTGGATCATTGCTGGAACACCATTAGATAACGAACCAACATTTATTCCACCTATTTTTCCTGATGTTGTTGTATCTCCTACAGTTACAGATGGTGTAATATTGTTTCCGCTTAGTGAATATGTAGTTCCTACCTTGTTGGTTACTACATAAGGCATATCTACAGTTATTTGTGCAGATGTCACAAATTCTTGCTTAATGTCTGCAAATGCAGCGGTGGGTAATAGACAAAAAATTGCAAGAAGTTTTTTCATTTTTTTACAACTCCAACTTTAGAATCTTTATTGTCAACTATTTTAACATTACCATTTTGTTTCTTTTTGTCATTGTTCTTACTTTTCAAGTCAACTCCAAATTGCGTGAGGACTCCCGACAATAAGCCAGCCGCAAAGGTAGTATCAATTTGCCTAACAGGGTTTGGATTGTAGTATGACCAAGAAATAACCGCCAACGACCACCCAAGAACAACAATTTGAACAAAAGTTGCGACAATATTTGGCGTTTGCTTTTCTTCTTCTTCCATGTTTAAAAACTACCTTAGTTGGGGATTGCACAAAGCTGACCATTACTTTGCATTAAGGTAGTTATTTGTCAATTTAACAAATATTGTTATGTTTGGGAAGTAACACAAAAATTCTTATGCTTAAACTATTAAAACCAATACTACTTAAGTTTTTTTCGTCATCAGCGGTCAAACAGCTTATAGTAGATTTGCTTCGTTCTATATGTAAGCAAACATCGAATGAACTTGATGATCAAGCTGTAGATTTTCTTGAACATCAATTGTTTCCTGGTAGAAACTTATGAAAGATAAATTTGTAATCTTTGCAGAAGAGCCTCCTATAGAACTACAACTATCTACAGAAATGCGTTGTAGAGAAATAGAAAACAATCCTGACATAGATTATGTAAAAAGGTATTGCATTAGTCTGTTGCGTAACAATGCAAAAAGAGATGCAATTCTTGCAGCAACTCTACAAGAACTGGCAGAAGCTCATGTAACGATTGCAAAAGCAGAACAAGTTCAGATAATACATTGGTGGGTGTTGCGTAGAATAATAAGAAACTTTTTTATATCAATAGCTTTGTTTATTGTTATTAGACTAAACAAGCTACTGACTGCTATAAATAACAAGATCAACAAAAAAATATAATAATTTGTTAAAATATAAATGCAAAGGTATTGGAGGATGCTATGAAGCAATCCAAAAAAACTCGTTTGCAAGAGCTACGACAAGAAGTTCGTACTTGTTCTGATCCTTATGAACTAACAGCTATCTTAGCCTTAGACAATGAAAGGCTAAGGCGTGAATTAGCTAAATTACAAAGTTAGTTAGGATCAAAACGTCTTGTTTTCAGCTTTTCTATAGCTTGCTGTTGTTTTGTTGTCAGTAATTTATATAAAAATAAACGCCAATCAAAACGGATATTCACTTTTATCTCCCTCTACTGGCTTATCTACAGACATAATTCCACTAATCCAGGGTTTACCTGATTTTGTTTCTTTGTTCCAGCCTTTTATAGGAATTTTTACAACCATATCGCCACGATAATTTTGTTCACCTTCTTGACTTGTAATCCATTCTGCTAATGCCATAGCATCTTGCAGCAATAGTTCCATAGTTCCTAAATGATCAGGTTTTTCATTTTTAAATAAGCTGAAATTTGCTTTAAAAACGCTTTGATACTTGTTTTCCATAATTAAAGAATGTGATAGTGGGCAAGGATAATCTCGTTAGTTAACGAGGACATAGTTACTTTTTTGTCAGTAATATATCTTTTTTGCACTTCTTGTTGCATTTTTTTATATGCTTTTCTATCAATAAGTGCATTAATACGGATTTTTGGATACTCTTTAGAATTTTCCATTTTCTAACTCCTTAAGACAGTTTTTAAGCTGCAAAACTGTCATTTGTTGTAGCTTAGATCCCTCACCTTGTATTTTGTACTGATTAGCCTTAGACAATACCCATAACCTTTTCTGCTCGTCATCTTTCATTTTAAGGTTAAGTTCATT